AGAGATCCGTCTTGGGTAAAGCTTGACGTTCCAAATATTTCTGTTAAAATTGTGACGAATAGAAATATTACAGTAAATAAAGAAAAATGTAAATCAATACCCGAAGCAAAATGGGTAATACAACACTTGAAATTTTAGGCAATAATGATTTAATTAGAAAAAAGTGCTCTATATAATAGAGTGCTAACATAAAGATAATAATATGAGTGGAATTTACATTTTGAAGTTGAAAGATGGTTTTCGAGTTGCTTACAGTAAGCGATATGAAGACATGATTGGCTCTTATAATGATTCGTCAATGAATTACGAGTTAAATAAAAAAGTTATCGAAGAAGTTTTCGGAGATAAAAAAACTTATACTGAATATTCGGATGCTGTACGTGCAGCTGTTGACGTATCTAAAAAATATCCCGAAACTGATGATGGTATTTTTGTTATGCGGCACGCTTTAACTAAAACATTTGATGAAGTTGTAAATGACTAATAACAGATTCCGTGATCCAAATTATGGTGAACCAAAATTTACTAAAGAGTTAACCAAAGTTGAGTTATCTCAAACCTTAAACTGGTACACACAAAATCGAGACAAGAAGGCCGCACTAAAATACGCCACCGACTATTTTAAAAAGAAGTTGAAGCTAAGTGCTGAGTCCACATTAAAAAAAGAACCTAGTACGTTTGGATTCATTTGTAGAATTGTTACAAATGGCGGACAGTTATCACCCAAAGATGTTGAGTGGTTTAACGGAGAGATTGATCGCATTAAATCGGAACTGAAGAAAGAAAAACCAGCTGTTGTTGAAGAGGTCGTAGAATCAACTGCACCAAATATTCAGGACCGAATTAATGAGAAGGTACATGAGTGTGTTGGTGAACTTGAAGGACAATTAGATGATTACATTATGTCCGAATTTAAAGATATGGGTTCTGCTTATGGCGTAATGCACACCTACGAAATTAAAGGTGTACACGCTAACAAAATTATTAAAATTTATCAAATCAAAAAACTGCATTATGAGGAAGTGTTGGATTCCGATGATAAACAATTCAAAGAAGGATACTCCAATTTTAAACGTATGCAATTGAAGAAGATTATTGGTTACATCAATTCTGTAATTGATGATGCTACAAAAATTAAGACCGCAAGTTTGAAAAATCGTAAACCTAGAGCGAGGAAAGTGAAATGACAATATATTTGAATGATGACCGTAATTACTCAGAAATTATTGAAGGTTGGGTTAGAGAGTTTATCTGTACAATGGACGAAGGTCGTTTACGTCCAGGTGATGATTCTGGTGATGCACCATTCGGTGTAAAAATTATATTTGATGGATATGCCGATTTAGAAACTTATGATGAGAATAATGAATACGTTTATGAAGAAGGTGCTGACACTACTGTAATGTCATTTGCCGTATTTGTTCATAAAGATTCTTTGGATAATGAATTTCCTCCACATGAACAAACACCATGGGCATTAATTCATCGGCCAAAGGAAGAAGTCTGCATTTACGTTTGGTATGATGAAAATACCGATGATATTGAAGTTATTCCATTTGAAGATAATGGCGCCACTGAATTAGACCACAAACTTGTTACCGATTTGATTTTCGCAATAAAACAACGTGATGATGAATAATTGCCGAAATAAACCAGGAACTGTGTTATACTTACTATACTATGATAATTTTTGATTTTAACCAAGTTGCTATTTCGAATCTGATGGAACAAATCGGATCCTCAAAAACTAAAGTTGAGGAAACGTTAGTTCGTCACATGATTCTGAATTCAATTCGTACCTATGTGAAGAAGTTTAAGAACACACACGGACCTGAAGTAATTATTGCTTGCGATAATAGACACTACTGGCGCCGAGGTATCTTTGAACACTATAAAGCCAGTCGTAAGAAGGCACGTGAGTCTTCTGGTCACGATTGGAACACCATCTTTGATTGCTTGAATAAAATTCGTGATGAGTTGAAACAATACTCTCCTTATAAAGTAATTGATGTTGAAACCGCTGAAGCAGATGATGTTATTGCTGTATTGGCAATGAAATATTCGGCAACAGAAAAAGTGATGATTTTGTCGTCAGATAAAGACTTTGCTCAATTGCAAAAGTTTCCTAATGTTGAACAATATTCACCTATTCTTAAGAAGTACATTAAAGAACCATTACCTGGTGCTCAACTTAAACAATTGATTATTCGTGGTGATAAAAGTGATGGCATTCCTAATATTTTGACCAATGATGATGTTTTTGTAACTGGTGGTCGCCAGAAACCAATCACTGAAGCTAAGATTATTAATTGGATGAATCAGTCACCAGAAGAATTCTGTAATGATGAAATGTTGCGTAATTTCAAACGTAACGAAATGTTGATAGACTTGAACTTAATACCTGAAACCTTGAAACAAAGTATCCTAGATACCTATGAAAACACGAAAGGCCACAGTCGTCAAGTTTTTATGAACTATATGATTACCAATCGTTTAAAAAATTTACTGGAAGTGATTGATGAATTTTAACCTAATGATGCATGAAATATTGCACGAATTTGAACAAGCAAAAACAAAAGATGATAAAATCGCTGCGTTACGTAAACACGGCGATAAGTCTTTTCAACTGTTAATGTTTTATGCGTTTAGTCCTGATATTGTATTTGATGCAACGGTACCTGAGTATCGTCCGTCAAAAGAACCTGCGGGTCTAAACCACATGTACCTACATTCCGAAGTTAATCGGTTGTATAATCTTATTGCTGGTCATCCAAAAAGAGCTGCTGGCATTACAGTAAAAAAACAACAACAAATTTTAGCAATCATGTTAGAATCATTGTTTGTCGAAGAAGCAAAATTGTTAGCCGACATTATTTCTGGCAAATTCAAAGTTAAATCTTTGGATGTAAAAATATTAAAAGAAGCATACCCACATTTAGCATTGTAAAATGAAAATTGTATTGATAACGGGTGGATTTGATCCACTACATAGCGGTCACATTGAATACTTTCGTGCCGCTAAACAATTAGGAGACTTACTAATAGTAGGTCTAAACAGTGACGCATGGTTGGCTCGTAAAAAGGGCCAACCTTTTATGCCTCTAGAAGAACGCCGCGCAATTGTAGGCTCATTAAAAGATGTACATGCAACTATGACGTTCAATGATGATGACGGTTCAGCTAGAGACTTACTAGTTCTAATCAAACGTGAATTCCCCTACGCTGAGATTATCTTTGCTAATGGTGGTGATAGAACAGCAGAGAACATTCCCGAAATGACTGTTCCCAATGTGCTATTCAAATTCAGCGTGGGCGGTGAGAACAAGATGAACAGTAGTTCTTGGATTCTCAGGGAATGGAAACATCCAAAAACTTTGCGTGAGTGGGGATACTATCGTATACTACACGATGTACCCGGCTGTAAAGTAAAAGAATTAACAGTAGAGCCAGGTAAACGGTTAAGTATGCAACGACACTTTATGAGACATGAATTTTGGCATGTTGCTGAAGGTAAGTGTGTACTTGATATGAAATTACCTAGTGGATATAGTTTACCTACTATGGATCTAGTCACTCATAGTCAAATACAAATTCCACAAGGTGATTGGCATAGACTAAGTAATCCATATAGTGTACCATGTCGTATAGTAGAGATACAATATGGTGAGGAATGTATAGAAGAAGATATAGAAAGAAAAAATAATGCGTAGACTTATTTACATGGGGCTTGAACCCTATAAAGCACGTTACACATTGCAACTACAGCAATGGAATACACGTGTATTTGAAAAGCGCAACATTCAATATGTAGTTGTACCCGGTGAGACCTTAGATAATGAAGAATCTATTGTAACTGGTCAAGTACTAGATGCACATGGTCGTAGCTATTTTGCTATGAGTCAAATGATGAATCTAGTGTTGTGGATGAAGCAAGGTAAAATTAACAACGAAGATATTGTCTATTTTGAAGACATGTTTCAACCGGGCATTGAAAGCTTGCCGTATATTCTTAATCAAGTTAGCGAAGAACATCGTCCGAAAATCTTTGTTAGATGTTTAGCGCAGTCAATAGATCCTGACGATTTTGTTCACGTATGGGGAATGTCAAAGTGGATGAGCTTATATGAACAAATGGTATGTGCAGTAGTACGTCAAAGTGGCGGTGCAGTTCTTGCGACTAACGAAGAAATGGTCATGCACATGAAGATTGCAGGTTGGGACGTTCCTATCTACAATATCAGTGGTCTAGCGTTTGGTATGGACGAAGTACGTGAACGTGTAAATCATCAGCTTAAACCATTTGAAGAACGAGCAATGCGTGTTGTTTTTTCAGCACGTTGGGATCAAGAAAAGCAACCTGACTTTTACATGGACCTCATTGAAGAATGGCATGAACGCTATGGCAACAATGTTGAATTTTGTGTATGCTCGGGTAGTAAATTGAAATCTAATAACGACAGTTATATGGATCGTACACGTGACTTAGTGAGTCGCGGATTACTTACGTTGCATGAGGACTTGAGTAAAAATGATTATTATAGTATTGTCAACAATAGTCGTGTTGTCTTTAATTGTGCATTGCAAGATTGGGTTTCAAACACTGTAAGTGAAGCCGATGCTCTTGGATGTAATGTTCTCTATCCTGCTTATCGTAGTTTTCCAGAGACATTCGCCAATGATGCATCTAGACTTTATGTACCTTGGTCTATAGACGATGCTATTACCAAACTACATCCATTACTGAGAGACCCGCATTATAATCAAGGTGCTATTGCACAACGCAATGATGGGACTATAGACAGAATTTGTGACATCCTTGAAGGCAAGGGTGAACAATATTTGCGTATGTCAACAGACTATCGCAAACACGCACGTGAAGCAAAATTTTAAGGAGAATATTATGTTTGGAACAAATTATACAGGCGGCATTTCGGACTATCGTTCAGCAAGCGAAGTCAACTCAGCAATGGGTCGTGTCTACGGACATATGAGTCTTGCTGTTATTGTATCAATGATTGTCAGTTACTACGTAGGCACTAGTCCAGAGTTATTGGCATTCTTTTTTACAGGATGGATTAAATGGATTGTAATCTTTGCACCATTAGTAGCAATCTTTGGTGTTGCTATGATACTAGGTAATAATCCTAGTAAGGGTGTAGCACAGTTGTGCTTACATGGATTTGCGGCACTAATGGGATTAAGTTTTGCCACAATCTTTGCTGTGTTTAATATGGGTAGTATCGTGTCTGCATTTATGGGTGCGGCTATATTGTTTGGGGTAATGAGTGGCTATGGATATTTTACTAAACGTAGCTTAGATAGTGTTGGTAAGTTTATGTTTGTAGGCTTGATTGCTATCATTATTGCCAGTATTGTCAACATCTTTATTGGCTCAACACTAATGCAGATGGTAATCTCTGCATTGGCAATTATCATCTTCCTCGGATTGACAGCATACGATACACAAAGAATTCGTGAAGAACTTAGTGTAGAAACTAGTGATAGTGCAGAAGTTCGTGGAGCATTAACATTATATATGGACTTTATTAACTTGTTCTTAAACTTGTTACAACTGTTCGGTGAGAAGAAATAATCATGGCAACACGCAAGAAAAAAGAAATTACAGAACCAACAGTAGTTAAAGGTACGCATTTGACCGTAACTACTTTCCCTGATGGCAAAACTGTGCTAGAATGGGACGATGAAGCATTATTAAAAGAAGTGCGAGAAGCACTCAACTCGGTAGAAGTACCAAAAACAAAACGCAAATTAAAAAAGGAAAAACAATGAGCGCACAAAATGATATTGAAAGTAGTTTGGCAGCATACAATGCTGAGAACGATAAGTTTAACAAAGGCAATGCAGCCGCTGGTACACGTGCCCGCAAAGCATTAGCAGAGTTAGCCAAAGCAGTTAAGGCTCGCCGTAATGAAATTACCGCCGAAAAAGTAGCAAGAAAAGAAGCTAAGACTTAAAGTGAAAAAACAACAGGAAATTTGGGAATCATTTGCGAAGCCGTTGTTCCCTCACCTCAATGAACATCAGTTGGCTGAATTACAGATTGAGGCTGTAATGGATTGGGGACTTGGTATTGACACCAAATTGAGTGTCATGTACGACAAATACGTAATGATGAAGAATTTAATGGATGTAACGCATTAAAGCTAAATACAATGTAAGCTACACAACGGTAGCTTACACTTCAAAACAAAAACCATCACAAAGGAAGGTTATCTATGAGTTATAATAAAACAAAAACTGATCCAGCATTGGGTCAAAGAGTGCATGAGCACTTAGTCAAAATGGGTGTTGAAACCCCGATCAAACAACGCAACCTAGACCGCAAAGAAAAGATTGATATCATTGCAGGTAACTTTACCGAGATCATGCGTGTTCTCGGTCTAGACTTAACTGACGACAGTTTAATTGACACACCCAATCGTGTCGCTAAGATGTATGTAAATGAAATCTTTTGGGGACTAGATTACGAAGCATTCCCTAAATGTACAACAGTTGACAACAAGATGCAATACAACGAAATGGTTGTAGAGCGTAATGTTAATGTTCAATCTAACTGCGAACATCATTTTGTTATCATTGATGGATTGGCTACTGTAGCTTATGTCCCTAAACAAAAAGTTTTAGGGCTTAGTAAGATAAACCGTATAGTAGAATATTTCAGTAAGAGACCTCAAATTCAGGAACGCTTAACAGAGCAAATATTTCACACCTTACAGTTCATCCTTGATACAGAAGATGTTGCAGTTATGATTGATGCACAACACTATTGTGTAAAATCACGTGGTGTAGAAGATACAGGTAGTAGCACAGTTACTTGTCGCTTAGGTGGAGGATTTAAGTCTGATCCATCAGCACGAGCAGAATTTTTACAAATTGCTAATAAAGGCAAATAATGGTTATCTTTCAACTTTTAATACTAATTGTTATTGTAGCAATTGTAGTAAGATTAGTC